GTCACATTCTCAACACCTTCATGCATCTTGGCATAGGTATCGAGGTTCTGTTTGGGTAGAACATCTCCATTGAACTTAACCTTACAGTTTGGGGTTGTGCAAATATTTGCATCCCAGACTCTTTTTTGGAAGATTTTGTAGATGCCATTTTCCATTTTGGAGAGACCAAACCTTCTCCAATCTGGAGTAAAGGTCACGGAAACGGATGAAGTAGCACCCGAATGTTTTTTGATTTTTGGTGGTTCACAGACGGTCATATTATTAGACCACTTCTGTGTGTACGTCTGTTTAGTCACGTGGTCCTTGATGATGACAGAGAAACTCGCCGAGTAAATATTCGTTAGTTTAGCACCATATCCGTTGCGTCCCCCCACCACACGCTTTTTGGAGTCGTCATAGTTGGTACTCGTGAGGAGATGCCCAAATGTAAGTTCTGGGTTCCATAGACCCTCCTTTTCGTGCATACGAACCTCGATACCACCGAGAGGTCCATTGTTTTCGATAGTCACAGCACCTGATTCTTTGTCGATATCGACAGAGATGGAGGTAACATTTTTGGGGTGCATAGAGTTGCGGTCGATTGCGTTGACGAGGATTTCGTCAAAGATTTTCAAGAGAGCTGGGGAATACTTGATGTTCTTTTTCTCAAACTGTGATTTGTTACTGTTGAGAACCCAATACGGTTCGACATTTAAGTCGACTGGACCGACATACGAGTCAGGTCTCTTGAGAATATGTTCTATGTGGGTGAGCTTTTGAACTGATTCCATGGTTTTATTACAAGTCTAATCTCTAACTTAGGTACTAATTTTCTTTTTAAAAGATTCAAAAAATTTCAAAGCAGATATAGTTCCCGCGAATAAAAATAATATCTTCTTGGTGATTGGTATCCGTATTTCAGTTGGATGTGGTATAGAAGGTCTTCGCAATTTTTTATGTATTCGTCGTAAAGCGTCGCATGTCTCGAGATATTTACCCTCTGGCATCTGGTTCTTTGTCTCGTCGATGGTGGTCATCACTATGATTAGATCTTTATCTACTGCCATAAAGTAAGGTGATAATTTTTCTTTAGGTACCTTAAGAGATGTACTTCTATTTGATTATTGCAATTTTCATTCTCATAGTGATGATGCAGAACAAGACCAGGGGTATGAAAAGTTCAATCGAGAAATTGGTTCGACAGTCGGCCCGCTATGCTACCGCGGCTCAACAGGATAAGTCTCCTGTTGTAGCCGTTCTTCACGCCAACTATGCAGCTGCATATCTTTACGCTCTCAAGGATATCACCACAGAGTCCCAAATTCACAATTCGACTGGTATTGATGTGAAGAAATTTAAGGAGCACGTACTCAATGTTCAAGATATGGTGACTAAAAAGACTACAGAGACTTGTCCAGAATTTGCGGGAAATGTTGACATTTATCTCGCAGAAATTGGTGGTGAAGCTTGATCAGTACCTAAGTAATAAATAAAAATATAAAAAGTAAGTTCTAAAAATGGAAGTTGTTCGTGACGAAACGTGGCAACAATGCCTTGCCAGCGCGGTTAAAATGTATAGAATCATCGAACCTGATGATCGCTGTTATCACCTAGCTGATGCGACGTGGAAGTGTAAGATGGCTTATAAGAGGCATGAACAGAAAAAGGAAAACAGACAGGTCGTAGTCATCGACAAGATGCCTGAGAGGCAAGTGACACAGCGTTCACATCACAAAATTTGTCAAGCGACGACGATGTCTGGGAAACCATGTTCGTTCAAAGCTGTATGTGGAGATTTTTGCAAAAAGCATAGAATCGACAAGGAGGAAATCGGAAAAAAGATTGAAATAAAATCCTAGACTATTATAAATGTTAGACCAAGAAAGTCTTAGACCTGTAATAATAGCAATGGCTCTTTACATCGCCATCGGCGTTATCATCCCTCGTATTGTTACCAAGCCTAGCGGTTTTCAGCCCCTAGATGATCTCGTTATGACCATAATTGCTCAAAAGGGGTCATTGATGAGTGGTACAATTCTCATCGGTCTTATTGTCCTCGCCACCAATTACATTCAGGATGAACTCATGTAAAACGTTCTCACGTCCTACTAAAGTTTGAGTGTGTTCGTGATCCATATGACGAACTCTATTGTCATACGCATGTCTCATGAATTCCAAGAGTTGGTCGAAATTTGGGTTTCCCCATTTCATGCCTTTTTTGAAGAGAAAATCATCCTTTTCCAACTCTTGAAGTTCACAGTCAATAGTGTACGGTGTTTTTATATATTCTGAAGCACCCCCATATCTGGTTATAATAACAGGTTTGTTCCTCATAGCAGCTTCGACCGCCCCCATACCCACACCTTCAGAATGAGAAAAATTCACATAGCAATCACAACGATTATGGAGAGTGTCCATTTCTTCATCGGATAACATATCATTTATAACTTCAACCCCTGGAAATTGAATCTGCACAGACTGATTACAAGTAGCTTTCACTACGAGACGTGTATTTGGTTCATTTAATCTTGCGAATGCCTGAATAACATCTCTAAATTTCTTTCTAGGATCCATAATATTTCCGATATGATAAAACGTATAGGGTTTTTCCTTCGGTGTAGGAATATGAGCGTGTATCACATAAAATTCATTTTCTGGAAATTGTTTCGATAAAACATTCTTACAAAATTCGCTCGGAACTGCCACACGTTTAAATTCCTTCATTATAAGTCCATAATCTTCATGAACAGTTTCTGTTTCACATACAGTCATACACGCTAGATTTTTTACTCTAGTTTTTGCATACTTGATGTATTCAATTTGATCCCGCGTTGGGATTACAAATATCAGGCCATTATCAGTCTCTGGGAGTTGTTTACCTATCTCGGAGTAGTGACCATCAGGTAAGAAGAGTTTAACATATTTCAGAGCGTGCTGTCCTATACCCGTTTTCATATGAGGTCCGATAATGATCATTTGGTATAAAGATAATCTTTCTTTTATATATAATAACATGTCCCTCCGCAAGGAAATTGAAGATGAACTGCAGCGTACCCGCCTCGACAAAACTCGTCTCTATGACCTACTCCTCAAGATTATTGACCAGGGTGGTAGTGGTGCGGGTTCTCAGGGTCCCGCCGGTCCCGCCGGTCCCACCGGCCCCCATGGTCCTCCCGGTCCTCCAGGTCCTCAGGGACCAGCCGCCTCTGTCGCCCCTGCCGCCAAGGCTCCTGTCGCTAAGGCCCCTGCTGCCAAGACTCCCGCCAAGAAGCCCGCCGCGAAACCCGCTGCGAAGAAGACTGATGCCTAAATATACAAGTTAATTAAAGTTAGAACCCCTATTATAAATACATGATTGCACCCACACGTATTTATAACACGGCACCAAACGAAGATGGACCAAAACACTGGCGCCAACACCCTAATCGAGTTAGAAGGAGGGTTTACGCGGTGAATAGTCCCAAAGTGAATGAGGACACGATGAAAATCAAGAAGTTGGAAAATAAAGTTGATATGTACAAGAAGGCACACCATAAAATGAAAATGATTGCACAATGGAGTCTTCGTGCGAATCAAGCGGCTCTTTCTGACTCACGAAGTATTCTTCATACTTTGGAAGAACTATACGGAGATGAGGCTTTCGAGGATCAGAGTGAAGCAGATGCGGGTGATTAGAAGAAATGAGGTTCGGTTATCAACTGTGTATTAGTATTACTTGTCACCATAAATTTCGAGAATATCCCGTACGATGAGACTTCGTTCTATGTCTGCAAAGTCAAATGTTATACATTCAATACGTTTATTATACTTTCCATTTAGGCGAGTATAAATATCCTTAAGACCATTATCTTCATATTTCCTGTCGTGTTGTTTAGGGTCACCCGTGATTATCATTTTACAACCTTCACCTACACGTGTAAGTAACATTTTCATTTGATTTGGTGTACTATTTTGCATTTCATCGGCAATTACAAATGCGTTTTTGAATGTTCTCCCTCTCATATACGCTAAAGGACATATCTCTATGATTTTTTCCTTAATCATATATTGAATATCACTTTGACTATAGAATTCACTAAAAACATCCATGATGGGTCTGGTCCATGGGTCCATCTTCTCTTCTAGAGTTCCGGGGAGATAGCCTATATCTTCTTCAACAGAAACAACTGGTCGGGTTAGAACTATTTTTTTAAAGGTTTTGTCGTTATATCCAGATACGGCGGCGTAACACGCTAACATAGTTTTACCCGTTCCCGCTGGACCTATCGCAAATACCATTTGTTTACTACTACTGTACAAAGCTCTATTGTAATTCTTTTGATTTTCACTTTTTGGTGTTACAGTTGGTTGTGGAATCGAATCAATTCCGTCCATCTCCCCTTCGAAATAATAGTCGTTTTCGTCGTACGAAGATGAAAGTGAAAATTTTAAATTGTTGCGACCTCTTTTACCTCCCATACTTTTTACGCAGAAGTTTTATTCACCCACCATATAAATCCACCTAATATTGAAACCAAAACGGCGACTAAAAGACCAAATGAATACTTTTTAGGGTTTTCGTCTGGGGGTTTATCAGGAAGTCTTTCAACATTCTGATTAAGTCTGTCGATTTTTTGTAATAACTTTTCCAGTGCTCTCAGGATTTGAAGCTCTCTATCTTTTGGTTTTTCTTTTACATTCACTGTGGTAATCTCAAGAATCATATACCATTTAGCATCTGGTTGAAGAGTTACATAGTCACCATCATCTTGTTGTTCATTAATTGTAAAATTCAATTTCTTAATTGATATTGGATTAAAGTAATTCGTTTGTTGATTAAATCGACGCCATTGTTTATCACGTAAAATTGCATTATTACTTCCAGAAAAATGTCTTTCGAGGGGTACTCTAGCAAGTATTTGCCCCTGTCTTTCATCAAGAATTTGTGCTACTTTGGGAACTTCTGGGCATATGATATCAACATATTTTGCTATATTTGTACTTCCACTTGCACCGCTATCTCCTATTTGTGTAATATAGAAATCGGCAATTTTAATACCCAGTACCCTACTCATATCCTCGACGTGTGTATTAGACTCTAAAGTGAGATCGAGTGCGAATGTATTGTTCGTACCATTCACAAATTCAGAATCTAACACGATGTACTGAACCTTTTTGGGTACGTCGTCAAGTGACATTTCTAATATCAATAGATATTATATTATGCCAATTTCTATGGCAACAAAGGCGATCGTGTTTACGAGTACTCTCACTGTGGTGACGCTTATAGACAATATTCGTGTTTTTAACGAGTATAAAAAAATGGCTACTAAAGTTAATAAATAATGATCTCACCCAACTGGTTTCATTCTATCTGCAGGACTATTATTTCCATGGGTCCAGAGTACACTACTAATGTTCTTAAATGGGTCAAGAGTGCCGTTTGGGATGCACCTTATCGCGTATGGCTTGATATTGAACTTCAGAAGATAGCCTATGATCGCGATGATTGGAAGAACGGTTGTCTCTACCCAAGTGACGACGAATGTGATGAGACACCTAAGTCGGACTAAAATATCTAAAAAATTAACAATGACTGATTACACTATTCCAATTGGCGAACTCTTTGTTCATTCAAGTGTACCACTTGGTATCCCTGGATTGGCCACTGACGAATTGAGAGTTGCTTTTCTCCGAGCTACTGAACCACTTTGCCCAGACGTTCAACGAAAGATCTGGGAAGAAGTTCTTTACTGTACCTCACCAATTGAACCACCACCTGCACCCCAAAAATGCCGTTCGGTTTCCTACAATCGGTCGTCGATCTCATTACCCCGAAACCTGTTCCAAAAGAAAGATCTTTGAGTGATCGAATTTTAAATCAGGATATAATCGAGACGGTTAATGATTGTGGTGAAAAGCGATACATTCAAATTGAAACTGAAAGAAATCAAAAGAGAGAAAGAGAAACTGATTTAAATATTCTCCTTACGAAGTGTAAAAGGTTACTATCCTTCGTAGAGACAACAAAAAATGAATCAATATTCAAAAAATTGGTGGTTTTCACCGAAAAGGTAAGACAAGCCTTATATCTTGGTGATGACATTCGGGATTTGTTTCATGAATTTGAACAAATTGAAAATATTACAAAAAAAAGTTCCAAGTCTTTTAACAACCTAAGTGATGTAATGATGATGGGATAATCAAGTAAAACATGGACCTTTTCCATAAAATAATGGCGCTTGTTGACAAGAACTCGGATAATATCCCCGAGGGGGACTATCTAGAGTTGTGTGACACTATACACGAACTGCGACGACAAGTGAAACCACCTTCATTTCTTCTCGACCAAAATCAACCAATTTTGTTTAGTAATCAAGCTCCTGTGTTTCGACCCACATTACCTGTGACTGATGGGCAGCCACCCGAATGGATTGATGATTCATTACTATCCGATCCTGATACTGTTGCTCAGCGAGAACAGGAACAAATTCGTCAACAATGGAGAGAGCTTAATGAAGAAATTATGTACCCCGGTCTCAACCAGTTTCTACAAGAATTGCACGAGGAATGGTCTGACCCAGTTGAACCGGGTGCGTATTATCCTCCACCAACACAGGGAATGCATCAACATGTAGAGGATGGTACCACAGTTGCTGAAGTTTCTATGATGGATATAGACTAATGATGGATGTAGACACCTAAGTAGTTTTTTGTTATATGTATTTTCATGTTTAAATGATTAACTTTCTTTTTGTCTCGAGTGTCTATGTGTTATGTGAACTCATAAAAACCCTGTCATTTAATGAACGTGTATGGGAATATGGCTGGTGTATGAAAAGGATAAATAATAACGAATTTCCTACTTGTGGTAAAGTCGGTTTATCGGAAGAAGTGTGTGCCAATAAATGGAATGTATCTACACTCTCATCTTTTACATATGGTTTACCTATTTTACTTGTGATAATACACACTCTTTACGGAGATGTTATGAAACGGTTTATAAACTACCCATATTGGATTGTGGTACATGTCTCAGTTGTATTATTTTCTTACGCACAAAAGATTAATGAATTCAATTTTTCAATTGATTCTGATGCATCCTACAACAATACAGATATTTGCATACTTCTTTCAATTGGAATAGTAATATGTTATGTTATTATCCGAAATTTGGTATTTAAAAATGTTTCTCGTGATTATTTGTTGATGTATGGTTTAATGTATATATTCATATTGGTTTCATTTTGGACGAGGACTCGTGAAATAACGTTTCATATACACCATT